ATAATGTTGTCGCAGTTTGTCCTACTCCAACCGTTAGACAAACCAAATTGAATTTGTCAAATTTATCCCATAATGTTCCAATAATGCGTCGCATATTTACATTCGTAAAAGTGAAAGTGGTAAATGTTGAATTCATCGTTCCAAATTGGTTCGTTGCCCCTGCTGAAAGGATTTGTGTCGTCAATGTGAAATTTGCCAGTTCATTTTGATACAAATAATTGAACGGATTTTTATAAATTTTATCTTTTTCAAACGGCGCAAATGTTAAAAAGAACGCTGAAGGATTTAAACTTACAGCCACATTATCATCTGGAGGAAGCGTAAAATTAATTTCGATATTCGTATTATCTGGTTTTATCATCACAAATTCCCGTATATTTTTTATGAGTCCACCCAAATTCGTATTAAGATTCTCGGTTAAATTTTGACTTTGATTATAATAACCTATTGCTGTATTGTATCCTTGTTTATTGCCTTGGTATGATGACTGGATTATATTTAATCCATTTACAAACACACCACATAGTCCCGCTGCCCCCGATATAAACGAATTTTCATTTCCTATATATACTTTGAAAAAGTCATATTTTTGAAACAACGTTTCCCCTAAAACACGTCGCAAATCAACAAAAAAAGTAAAACTGCGATTGTCGGTGGTTCTTACTCCGATTGCTGATTGTGTGGTTGTTAAATTTGCTCCATAAAGCCATAATTTTGCTACTTCTGTATCCATTTATAATAAAACAATATTTTATTATTAATGTGTTATCTACTTATTTGCTTAATGCTTCCCGTCCGTGATTAACAGCCGTCTTTAAGTAGATTAAAAGGAATATCGGTATTACATATTCCCATTCTTAATAGCGACTGTAACACACGCCATTTTCGTACACTAACACTTGGTCGTAACAGGCGAAGGCAGTCTGGAGCACAGTTATGGCACCAGAACTGTAATAATTGATGATGCTGAAAATGTCACTGGTATTTGTATTGGTACCGGCGAATATGGACGCCTTATCAGCATTTTGGTAAACCTCCATGTCAATACCAATCAAGAAAGCACCTGAATCCTCAGTGGACGCCTCTATCAAACCAGCAATGGTGTTGGGAGCATTGAGTGTAAATGAGGTGTTATCAATTGAAGGTTGGAGCTGCATATCAGCAACAGAACCAAAGCATTTAATCGCTTCAGAGTATATTTCAGGGAACGAAGATGGTTGCGTTGAGGGAAGAACCTCAGATCCAACTCTGAATTGGTATCCGATGGAGTTACTACTTCCAACACCGAAGGCGCAGTGAGACGAAGGATATTGTGCCGCCAAACCAGCAGTGGTTCTAGAAGCAACAAAAATGCTCTTGAGGGAACTGAACTTAGCAGGGATTGGGAACGACACCTGTGTTGCTGTGGCGGCAGGAACTGCCGCACTGTTGGTGTATGACCTGTATGAAGGCAAGACCATTTGAAGAGGATTAGAAGAACCTGATTTGATAGCAGCAATAGCACTATCGGGAAGCTCCAAGAATTCTCCACAGTAATTTACACCACTGAGGGTAAAGCTAAGACCAGCACCTCCTTCAACCATCATTGCTCTAATAAGGGATGATTGTAAAACCATCTCAACACGGAGGGGAGCAGCAGTCATTTCCCACAAAGGCAAATATTTCTCACCTGCTAAAGCACCAACAAGCGAAACCAAGTTAATAGCAAATGGGTATAATGTTCCTGGAGTGGCAGCAATAGGAAACTGAGCAGTAGTAAACGCTCTGCCTCTGTTGACAGAGCGGACATTCGCCAAAGCAGCAGCAGCAACAGCAACACCAGAGAACTCCTCATTGGTTCCAGTTGTAACAGAAAGGCGTCCCTTAACCGTATCTTCGGGTGCTTGGTAATCATACAGGATTTTCGCCAACTGACCATAATTATCAATATCTTCAAGTAGATTAGAACCATGGAATACACGTATCCTTTGAATGAATTGATGGAACCCACACGACTCAAGGGTGGAACTGGTAGGAGCAGTTGTGGAAATCAAACCTACATTTCCTCTTAAATAAGACTCAGAGGGGATGAGAGCAGTGTTGGCTCTGGTGGGGATATTAATAGTGATGGTGTCACCGGGAACATAAGTACCGGTTCCCGACTGCGGCTGGATTTGCGTTAAAAAACGACGTGCAGGGGCCGACTCGACCTTGGATTGAAACTTGAGATTAGCAGGAATCATATTATAAACTAACATCAGATAAAAAAAAATTACATTTGAAATAATTAAATGTAATTTTGCCTTAATATTTTACTTTAATCCTGAAAGAATTATCTTTTCAAAACTCTTCTTTCTAAACCTGCCGACACTTTTCTTGTTAAGGCTTCCTCAACCTTTCTCATTGCGGGTCTCATAAGAAGAGGGATTTTTGAACCTAACATATTTTTTCCGAGGGGCATTTTGTGTCCCATCATAGCACTACCAAGTGATTTCTTATATCCAATCATTTATAAACTATATCAATATTTTATTTCTCTCTACTTTTTATAAAGTAGAGCAAAAGATATTTGACTCCATCTTTCTTAAAGATGGATCTACTCAGTGAATTTGATACAATCCAATTGAAGGGTCATCTGATAGTTGATTCCATTTAGATTTACAAGTGAACCATTATTATCAATTATGCGGACTTGGATTTGGTCTAATTTATTCACATATAAATTTGTCCTAAAGTTATTGTTATTTGTATAGCTGATAATTGAAAATGGCGCCACATACACTGGAATTGTGGCTAATATATTCTGATTCAACGGTTGCGCTACATTCACATTGTATGTCGGGAAATTCACCTCAATATTAATCGCACGTATTTGGTTTAAATTTACACAGTCGCGCCCGTACAATAAATTAAGTGTTGATTGTGTATCCGTAGTTTTGCTAAATCCTAATACATGGTTTATTGTGCTTGCATAAATTATGAAATTGCTAGATGAATGTGTTATAAGTAATTTACTGGTTATATTACTGTATGTGATTGTATAACCACTTCCCATTGCTACTTGTAAAACATCTATCAATTGAGTTATATTATAATTGCCCGGTTCAACATAATATGTATTTATAGGACCTGCCACCAAACCCCATATAAATGTATTATCGCTAGATGTGATACTATAGAAACTATAAGGTATACTCGCATTTTGGAGAGATAAATAAATATAATGGCCATCTGGAATTTCAATTACGGGTAAATAATAAATACTGTTTGCTGGATTATCATCTATGGTCTGTGTCGCATATCTACTATTCAAATATATTTGGATTGATTCATTTTGATGTTGCATCGTTAGTTATATTATCTATATATTTTATTGTGTGTAAACCGTCTAAATATTACTACTATCAGTGATGACAAGTGAATTAAAATTGCGATACATCTTATTCTCAATCGTGTCAATGCCTAGATGCGAATACTCCTGTCCAAAAACATAATCATAAAGTTTCTTCGCATCATCTTCCTTCATTTGTAATAATTCGTCAACAATTACTCGCCACTCTTCTTTATTCTTCGGTTTGAAAATAGTTGCGTATGTGGTCTGCTTTCTCAACATCTTTGGAAAATACATATACGATTGAAGTGTAAAAATAAAACAAGTATTTAAATGACGTGCTTTAATCAACATGGTATTAAGCAATTTTTGAACATCTTTATCTTTAAGTGAACTGGCGAAATCGTCTATTATAACACAATTGTATTCCATTTCTTCATCACCATCATCGTCATACTCTTCTTTTCTCTCTTTGAGTTCCTCATATAACTCTTCTAAATTGTCCCTTGTTAGTTCATGGTAAACCTTATCGTGCTTTTCAAATGGGTGATGCTGAACCGACATAAAACTGATTGACGGTGTATATAAATAAAGGTTATGGAATTTCCTGTGGTAAGCACCACCCTTTCTAAACTGATTCAATAGCAAACTGGTTTTGCCACTCCCACCGCTGCCAACCAACAAATATATCATTCCATTTCTGCGACTGACACCATCAGGAATATCTTTCACATATTTATCCATCTTCTCCTTGACTGGTTTAATGCTCTTAATATCCTTATTGATTTCCTCTTTGATTTCAAGTATGGGCATTTATATTACGACAATATTATTTTCCCATTTAATTAAGGAGAATTAAAATTTGTGACTGAATTTATTTTCTTATTAGAGTATATATAAATGTCTGACGATAATGATAACAGACTTACTAAACCCAAGAAGGAGCGATCTGAGGCACAGAAGGCGGCATATTTAAAAATGGTGGAAGCACGTGAAACCAAGTTGGCAGCGAAACCTGCTCCTCAACCCAAGGAGGTTAAACTCACACCCCAAGAAAAAAAACTTCGCCTCCAAGCAATCAAAGAACAACTCGCTGGTAAAAAAGCAGAACCTGTTGAGGAGGAAGACGAAAGCGAAGAAGAAGTGGAACAAGTCATTGCTCCAAAAAAAATTAAAAAAGAAAAACAAAGAGAGAAAGTTGATGAACCCATTATGAGGCTACCCAAAAAACAACCCAAGATTGTTTATCAGGACCCCGAGAGTGATTCTGACGCAAGCTCAGAGGTCATTGTGGTTAAGAGACGCAAGAAGGAGAAAACCAAGAAAACCAAGAAGAAGACTATTATCTATGAGGATTCCAGTAGCGAAGAAGAAGAGGAGGAACCTGTGAAACCAGTTCGAAAAGAAAGGGAGACCAAGACGCAACAAAATGCGGGTTCAAAATTCAAAGTCACACCTGCCGTCGCAGAAAAACCCAAAGGACCCGTTTACTACTTCGCGGATTAATATATTATAAATAAATGACTTAAAGAAAAATAAACTCTAATGTAAAAATCGCTTATTTATTTGGTGACTCGTGCATTTGATATTCTGATACTTAATTTGTAGACCGCACTTTATAAAATCACTAATCACCTTGGGGTCAGTTTTGCCACACGTGAACACATCAAGTGCTAATAGTCCCTGCTTGGTGTAAGCATGTGCTGTTATATGGGATTCATCTAATAATATGACACTGGTGAAACCCTCTTCAGTATCATCTTTCAATATAACCATCTTTGAGTGCATATTCTTCATACTAGTATATGTTAAAGCATCTTTCATCAGTGAAAATACATAGTCACAATCATCTTCTAAATCCTTTCTCTCTACTTTGAAATTCACAAAGTCTAAAAAGACATGGGTACCTTTGTTTTGCATTATATAATATTATGATAATATATAATGGCTGCTTTCACTTATAAACAGAAGTTTAACAAAAAATATGGATTTGAATCTGATGAACCCCATAGTTTGGCAGAAATATCAAAAATCACTGGGTATAAGAAGTCCGGATTGGAAACCATATTTGACAAGGGTGTTGGAGCATTTAAAACAAATCCTCAATCAGTAAGAAAAGGAATTAGATCACCTGAACAATGGGCTCAAAGTCGTTTATATTCAGCAGTTATGGGTGGGGCTGCTGCGAAGATTGATAAGTCCCATCTAATCAGAAAATAAAATATTGATATAGTTTAAATGCTTATTGAGAAAAGTAATAGGAAAGGCAAGCGCTATAAAGTTGTGTTCGCCAACGGCAAGGTGGTTCACTTTGGTCAGGAAGGTGGCAGCACTTACATTGACCACGGTGACAAAGTTAAAAGAGCAGCGTATTTAGCGAGGCACAAGAAAAATGAAAACTGGTCAGACCCGTATAGTGCCGGTTCGCTTTCACGTTACCTTCTATGGGGTGACTCAACTTCTTTAGACGTTAATCACGCCGCATTTATGAATCGGTTTCGGGTGAAATAAAGCACATACTACAAGGTGTGAAACAACAACACGTTAAATGATAACAACAACTATAAATGATATTATATATATATCTTAATGGATTCATATATATTATTCGAAGATAATTTGGCGACCATCTCCCAATTCCATCTTATAACAAAACCAGACCGTTTTATGAGGGGGACACGTGCGGTTAACATCGTAGTCCGTAATGAAGTCAGTCCTTTTATGTGGTATCAAAATTTGGAAAGATGGACTATTCATCAACTCCTTAATGTAGACACATCCTAATGCATCCAAAGGAACATAAA